ATACAATTGAGGGTAGCTATGGTGTTGGATCAAACGTAAATATTCAAATAGTTTTAATTTCAACTGGTTTTCAATTCCGTTGTAATGGTACTGTAGGAGAAAATATGAACTTAAATGGTTTTGCAGAAGTAACATTTTTCCCTAATTCTATTTAATAGTTTTTAATAATAATATAATTTTAATAACAAGTTTTAATACGTATAAAAGATGACAAAATTACAAAGTGAAGAAATCAAAAAGGTTAATGATTTAAAAAATAAGTTTAATGAAACAGTACAAGCCCTAGGTAGTATTGAACTTCAACTTTTAAACATCAATTTAAAAAAGGAACAACTTAAAATGGAAGCAGTCGAAATTCAAAAAGAAGAAATAGATTTAGCTAAAGAGTTAGAGGAAAAATATGGTAGTGGAACTATTTCTTTAGAAACAGGTGAATTTTCTCCAACCAAATAGACTTTTGACAGAAAACCATATATTTATTATCAAAATATAACAATTACATAACATGGCAGAAACATTAATTTCCCCAGGAGTATTAGCAAGAGAAAACGATCAATCCCAGATTACTTCTCAACCAATACAGGCCGGCGCAGCAATAATAGGACCAACAGTAAAAGGTCAAGTAAACATTCCAAGGCTTATTACCACTTATAGTGAGTATCAAGCCAATTTTGGAACTACCTTCGAAAGTGGGTCAGCAAACCAAAAAAGTGAATATACTTTCTTAACTTCAATCTCAGCTTATAATTACTTCTCAAATGGAGGTACTTCGCTAATTGTTACTAGAGTAGCCTCAGGTTCTTTCTCACCAGCAACTTCATCTAAGATTGCTAATGATCAAGAAACAGGACAAATTCTAGCAACAACTGATTTATTAGGATCTGCTGTAGGTGGTGGAGGTGGAGATGCTGCATTTACTGGAATACCTGCATTTACAGGAGGAACAGGAACAGGATTAACACTTAATGCTGAAGTAACAACAGCTGGAAATGTTAAAGTAACAGTAGATCAATTACTTGCTAATTTAAATGCTGGTACAAATCCAACAGATGCAGTAGATGGATCTTACACAGTTCCATTAGTTGGGGGAACAGGAACAAATTTAACAGCTTCAATTACAGTATCAGGACAAACAGTTACTTCTATTACAACTCCAGCAGCAACATCAGGTTCAGGTTACACAGCTTTAGATGCTTTAACTTTCCCAGCAGGTGCTTTATCAGATGGTCAGTTAAAAACAGCTCAAGATATATTATCTATATCTAATGGTGCTTCTTTAGCAATAGGAGCAGGTGGTCCCGTAACTGGAGTAGCTATAACAACCGTTACTGGAGGTGCAGTACAAACAGGAACAGGAGCAACAGTTGATATAACATCAGATGGAACAAATGTTTCAGTATTAACAGTAAATGGATTAGGAACAGGATATGTTACAGGTAATGTATTAACAATTTCACAAGCAGATTTAGTTACAGCTGGATTCGCGGCAGCAGCAGCAGATTTAACAATTACATTAACCCCTGCAAATGTTGAGTTATCAACAGCAGGAGCTTTAACATTACAAGCCGCAGATTTATTTTATGCATTAACAACTTTAAACGCTGCTACAGAAGGTACAGGATATGAAGTTGGGGATCAATTAGTAATTGCAGGTGGTGCGATGGGTGCAAATTCATCAGCATGTACAATTACATTAGTAGATGCTGATATAGTAGATGGAAATGCATTTATATTAGAATCAATTGGTCAAGGCCAAATCATGAATAGTACAGGAGCTGAAAATTCTCAAGGTGCTTTAACAAATGGATCATCAAATAATTTAAGATGGGAAATTACATCACCAAATACCTCTTCAGGTACGTTTAGTGTAGTAATTAGACAAGGTAATGATAATACAAGAGCTAAATCAGTACTTGAAAGCTTTACTAATGTATCATTAGATCCAAAAGCATCAAATTATATTTCAAGAGTAATTGGTGATCAAACACAAACAGTAAAAGGAGTTGGAACAACAGATGTTTACTTACAAACAACTGGATCCTATGCTAATGCTTCAAGATACGTAAGAGTAAAAGAAGTTAATTTTAAAACACCAGATTATTTAGATAATAGTGGACAAGCAAAACCAGAATATACAGCTTCAATTCCAGTACAAGCTTCAGGAACATTTGGAGATGCAGTAGGTAGCATTTTAACTGGAACTGGAAAATATTACGATAAAATTACAGCTGATGATACTCAAGGATTAGTTGGAGATAATTATACAACGGCAATTAATTTATTAGCAAATAAAGATGATTACAAATATAACATTATTTCAACACCAGGTTTAACTCAAGCAGATTATACATCAACAACCAATAAATTAATTTCTAACACAGAAAATAGAGGAGATAATATTGTAATATTAGATCTTGAACTATATGCTAAGTCTATTACAAATGTTACTACAACAGCAGCAAGTAAAGACTCATCATATGCAGCTTCATATTGGCCATGGTGTATGGTAACAGATCCAGATTCTGGACAAAGGGTTTGGGTACCAGCAGGAACATTAATCCCAGGAGTTTATGCTAATAATGATAGAACAGCAGAAGCATGGTTCGCACCAGCAGGTATTAATAGAGGTGGATTAGGTCAAGTAATTCAAGCTGAAAGAAAATTAACTCAAGCTAATAGAGATCAACTATATATTAGTAAAGTAAATCCTATTGCAACCTTCCCAGGAAGAGGAGTAGTAGTATTTGGTCAGAAAACATTACAAAATCAAGCATCAGCTTTAGATAGAGTAAATGTTAGAAGATTGTTAATTGCACTTAAAAATTATATTTCTCAATTATCTGATAATTTAGTATTTGAACAAAATACAGCGGCTACAAGAAATACATTCTTAAGTCAAGTTAATCCATATTTAGAATCAGTACAGCAAAGACAGGGTTTATACGCGTTTAAAGTTGTTATGAATGATTCAAATAATGGACCCGATGTAATTGATAGAAACGAATTAAGAGGTGCTATATACATACAACCTACTAAAACGGCTGAATTCATTTACTTAGATTTCAACATTTTACCAACTGGAGCAGAATTTCCAGCATAAAAGTTAAAAAGTATAATATTTATAATTGAATAAAAAAATTAAAAAAACATAAAATGGCAGTATTAGATCCAAACGAAATATTTTTCACAGCATTTGAGCCAAAGGTAGCTAATAGATTTATCATGTACGTAGATGGATTTCCATCATACATTATTAAAGGTATTAGTGGATTAGGGTTCGCACAAGATGAAATTACATTAAATCATATCAACACTTATAGAAAAGTTAAAGGTAAGTTAAGATGGAATGACATTACGATGCAATTATTTGACCCTATAACACCTTCAGGAGCACAAGCTGTAATGGAGTGGGTTAGATTACACCATGAATCAGTAACTGGTAGAGATGGTTACTCTGATTTTTATAAAAAAGATTTAACAATTGATGTGTTAGGTCCTGTAGGTGATGTTGTTTCTGAATGGATCATAAAAGGAGCATTTATCAAAGACGGATCGTTTGCTGATATGAATTGGGACACTGATGGTGAAGCTCAAAACATCGATTTAACAATTGGAATGGATTATCAAAGGTGCATTAATTACTAGTGCGAATTTTGGTGAATATAGCTATGATAATGAGTCAGCTGCTCAAAATATTACTATGCAAGTACAACCAGATTATTGTGTATTAAATTTCTAAAAATTTTACCCACCC